ATATTAATCCAGTAGACCATCCTTGTGTAGTTGCTGTGATCTTACCAGTAGGACTTGTTGCATTGTTTTGTAGACCACCAAAGTCTCGGTAATCACCTTTGCCACGACCTTCCAATTCTTCAATACGAACTGGAGTTGCAGCATCCCAGAATAGATTAACTGATAAAAGGTCTTCAATGTTATGAATGATTTTATCAATTCTATACTTAGATGCTTTAAGATAATTAGAGCCAGTTGGGTCTACAGATGCCTGAGCAGAAGGATCAATAAGTACAGTTGAACTTAAATCTGATGTGTCTAATACACCTTCAAACTTAAGCACTGTTCTTGCTGCGCCATCTTCCAGTATTTGTATACTCGTTGAATTAGCCATTATTATCCCCTATTATCGTGAAAGTTCTTGAGCTACTAAAACAAAGTCTGTAGTTAATGTATCAGTTGCTGTAGGAGTAATTTGGAACACTGGGCTTAATAAAGCATTAGTTAATGTAGTAGATGAAGATCCAATAGTAGGAGCAGTAACACGGGCTACGTTAACATTGTTAGCAAACACTTTAATATCTGTACCATCAAAGTATAAACCTAAATCAACCCATGTAGCTGCTGCAGCTGTTGCTACACCAGTTACTAAAGTTGTAGCTGTAGAACCTACTGTTGATACTAAGTTAATTGATGTTGAAGCTGCTGCTTTAGAAAACCATAAACCGTCAGTAGCTGCTGAACCATTTTGTAAACCTACATAAAATGATACGTTACCTGCTACTGCAGATACTTGAACTCTTGTTGAATACCATGCTCTGTTACCAGCTTGGAATTGGAAGAATGTACCGTTCTTGTAAGCAGATGAAGCTGTTGTAGTAGAACCTGGTGTTAATACAGCTGCACCACCAACTACTGAGTTAGATAATGCAAATGTTGATGATGAACCAGTTACAGAATAGTCTGTACCGATAAGTGTGTTAAAATCGTTAGTGTAAACTGAGCTACCTAAGTTTTGTGTACTTCCAGTGTGAAACGGATCTGGAAATGGGAATGAGTAAAGTGTCTCGCCAGAATAAGCTGTAGATACTCCACTTAGAAAACGGGTTGGGTTTGACATCGTTAAATCTCCTTTGACGTTGCTTAGCAACGCTTAATTAAAAGCGTCATTAGAGCGTTAATAAAATTACTTCTTAAAACCTTCTTTAGGTACTGTCGTATCAGGACGTTTACCTTTTAACTTCTCTTGTTCGAATGACATATGAGTCTCCTTAATAAGAGTTGGGGAGGGACTTTATCCCCTCCCACCACTCAGTGACGTCCCGATTAAGGACCGTTAACACCCCAGATTGCTCTAGGATCTGACCAGCCGAAGCTGTAACGTTCGTAACCTTTTGCCTTAGCATTCATAGTATCGAAGTCATTGTCTTGGTCAAATTGCATACCAACACGTTCATAGTACTTCATACCTGTTTTGCCAGGGATTGTGTTACGGATAAACCAAGCATTTGGTGATGTTAAGTAATGATTAACTTTGAAACCACCTGGTAAATAGTTACCAGATTTGATCACGTTAATGTCATTGTTAGCATTACCAGTTTGGTATGATGAATGTAAAATGCGTTGTGCATTGAACACTTGTTGACGTGGGATAATCAATGTTTTAGGCATGATATTGATTAAGAGACCACGATCGTTTTGTAGACCCATGATCGCAATGAGAGCATCTTCTAAAGCTGCTTCAGAGAGGTCAACATCAACTGTTGGACGGTTAGCCCATGTACCACCTGATGTATTTGGGTGTGCTGTATTAGCTAATGATACTGCATCGCCACCAGCGTATGTATTGCTGAATGCTCTGTTGTATACGTTAGCTGCAACGTTTTCTTTCGTTTGACGGAAAGACATTGCTAAAGCTGCTGCACGTTTACGTGACACTTGCTCATATAAGTTATCATCTAACTCTTCTTTAGTTACGATGTAACCAAGAGCGTATGCAATGTGTGTGTAACGTGTTGTGAAGCCTTGTACTTCTGAATCGTACTGAACGCCAGCACCTTCAGACTTAACTGGAGCTAAACCAAAGCCAGTAAGTTGTACATCTTCTTCATAGTTTTGTGATGAAGTTTCTGAATCGAAAAGATCAGTATATTCTACTGCATGCTCATCGTAAACTTGACCCCACCATTGTTTGATCCCAGGCCATAGGGCTTTAGGATGTGATGCTGTGGTAATTAAACCCGCCATGTTATTTCTCCTTTAATTATTAAACGCCAGTACGGCCAGTTGCTTGACCGATGTAAGCATGAACGTTCCAACGAACTACGAGTTCACAATAAGCACCTAACGCATTATCAGGACGTGCATTAATACCCACGATTTGTAATGGTAAGCTGTTTGTTGTTGCTGGACCAGTAGCTACTGTGTTAGAATATGGAGCACCATTTCCTAAAGTAGTTTGGTTAGCTGTGATTGTTACGTTAACGTTATTGTTTAAGTTAGATGCAGCCCAAACAGTTGAATCACCTTGTACAGTGAAATAAGTCATTGGATCTGTAACAACATATAGATAATGTGCACCTGCGTTTAATGGAAGGTAAGTTTTCTCTAATGAGAGTGAGTTACCAACTAATGAAGTACCAGGATCAGCAACACGAATACCAACGATTACACCTACTGGTAAACTGTTAGCTGCTACTGTACCTGACCATTTTGTTACGTATGGTGTGCCTAAAGCGTCACCACCTGCTGCTGCCATAACGATATCACCGATAGCATAAGTGTTTGAAGCATCACTCGCAACCGCGAATAATGTAGCACCTTGTGACCATGGTGAACCGTCAGTGTTTTGTACTGGGCTTAGGCCCTTAGGACGATTGATGTTCGCCATTTAAAACTCCTTTGGTTGTTAATTTAAGTTTTATAATTGATGCCTTCACGAGGAGCATAGAAGCCCTCTGCTGAAGTACCATCCTTAGTATTCTTACCTTTACGGATAGCTTCATCAATTAAGTTGTTTTTAGATTGTAGTACTGCTTGGTCTTCTTCAAACCACTCTTGCTTAATCTTCATCAAGTAGCAATATAAAGGACCACCATCGGCAGTTCTTCCTACAAGCCATCTTACCTTATCTCCAAGATCTGTGTTACGAGATACTACGTTCTCTTTAACACCACCTACTTCCTCAGGAGTAACAAACTCATAACCGCCATCTAGGGCATCTGCAATCCTACCGTTTTCATCGTTGAAACCATGAAGGTGATAACCCTCAATGGTGTAGTTTACAGATAGTTTTCCTTGCGTACCGTTAAAGACGTTTCTTTTACGTTCTTGCGAGGGTCTTTCAGAATTGTTACGAACTTGCTTCTCTAATGCTTTCTCTTTCTTTTCTTCTATTGTTGTTGCTGTTGGCATATCTTTCTCCTTATTCCCAGTCGTAATTATCTACATACTCTTGTTTAGTTTTGAATAAACCTTGTTTAACAAACTTGTCACAAGCCGCTTTTGCTTCAGGTGGTAAATTGTCATAAGACTTCTTACCACTACTTCCACCCGCTCTTACATTCCCAGTTGAATCAACTGCACTTCCCCTAGCTTTTTTCAAAGCTGTTTTAGTAGGAAAGTATTCTGCAATACGTTCATCCAACTTATCTAGGAACGCACGACCAGAAAGGTGAGGGAATTGTTTTCTAACAGTTGCACCCAATCCGTTTGACACATCTGTCATTTCCATATCTTGACCAAACCAGGAATTTCTACCTAGCCAATCTTGAATATCTGGATCCGTTTGGACTTGAGGAGCTACTTGTTGTGGAGGTGGAGCTTTCGCTTCTTCCTTCGCTTCTCGTTGTGCATCTTTCAATTCGTCTAAACGATCATCTAATTGTACAACTAGATCACCGTTACCCTCTGCAATGGCTTCTTTTTTCTGGGTCTTTAATGAAGCTATTTCTGTTTGGAGTTCAGCTTGTTTACGTTCATAAGCTTCCTTTTGAAACTTCTTGAACTCTTCAACTGATGCTTTAATATCATCAATTTCTTTAGCCTTCTCATCTAACTTCTTCATTAAGAGTTCATTGTTCTTACGTAAAATAGGATTGATTTCCTTACCACGTTTAACAAAAGTATCAGCATCTACCCATTCAGTTTCTGATCCTCTAAACTCTTCCTTAGGTACCCACCCAAAGATCCTTGCTTCCTTCTCAACAGCTTCATTCACCTGCTGGTCGGGGGCTTCTTGCGTTTGTACTTCTTGTTCGTCGCTCATGTTTAATCTTTCTCGTGTGTTGCCACAACGTCTAAATCGTTAATCACTCGATACTCTTTACCATCTTTAGTCTCTTCACCTTTATAGATAAGTCCTGAGTATTTACCAAAGGTAATGAAGTCTCCAACCTTACACCATGGATCTTTTTGATCCGCATAAGCTGTTGTACCCATCGCTACCACTGTACCACGGATTTGAGCTAACTGCTCTCTATCCTTTTGTTGACCCACAGATATGATAATACCACTTTCGGATACTTCTTCTACTTCCTCAGGTAATACTAACAACCTATGTCCTACTGGGTTAATCCCACTAGTATTTGTTGTCATCTCTTGCTCCTTGAACTAAATCTTCATAACTAACATTGTTAATTTGAAGAATTGCGTTACATCTACCTCTAACCTCGTCTTGATCTTCGCGGGGGATCCCTCCTCTGCAAAGCTCTTCTTTCATAAACTCTCTATCGTTGTTGAGGGCCTTGAAGAACGCTTTGGTTACCGGGTTGGCTATCCATTCCTGGTACTCCTGCTCCGTCACTACTATTGCCATCTGCTTCTCCCATAGTTTCTTTCATTAACTCAAGAGAACGTAAGATACCTTCTTGGTGAGCTTTAGCAGCTCCTATCTGTGCTTCTAATAAAGCAATTTGATGACCTTCTTTTACTCCACCAGCTTGCTCTATTGCTAGTAATGCTTCTGCTTCAAGTTTAACTATCTTCGCTCTATTTAACTCAGCTTCAAGACTTAGTTTACCCATAGCGATCTTCATTCTAGATTCACTATCAGCTTGCTTAGCTTGAGCTTTAATTTGTTCTACCATAACTTTAGGATTAGGCTGTGGTTGAACAGCATTAGGTCCTTTAGGATTAGGTAGAACTTCTTCTATGTTAGTTATCTTCATTGCATCAAGATATCTAACTAAAACATTATACATATTAAATCCTGGTACAGACGTTGCTGTTTGTAACAGTGTTTGTGCTTGCATAATTCTTTGTGTATCAGTAACTACATGTGGATCAGCTGCTGGACGTAGCATATCTGGATTCATTGTGTAATCAGCTGCTAATACGGTACCTGTAGCATACTTATGTTCTTGCTCTAAATAAAGTTGATTAAGTCTATATAACTTACGGAACTCTTCTTTAAGTGATTTGTGAATACGTTTAAAGATACCAGCAAATACTTTCATACCTTGTTCAGCCATTGTTTGAGCTGTTTGTGCTGGGGTATTCTGACCAACATTCTCACCAGTCATAATGTCTGTAGCACCAACAATACGTTCACCGTAGTTAACGAGTGTTGTAAGTAATGTATATAATACTTGTGATGGTTCTCTTACTGGAAGAGGTACAATACCCTTAGCAAGATCATCTCCTGTAGAATCAACGTGCTTCCACTCCAGAGGAGCAAAGTTATAATTCCCACCACGAATTTTAATACCGCGGGACAAGAAGCCTCCAGCAGTCGTAGCCATAGTACCGGCATCAATAAGCTGATTGATAATGGTATTAATAGATTCATTTAATGGTCCTAATAAAATACCAAAACCTATATCATAAAAACCACCATCAGGTGATGGAATAAATGAATACTTAGTAAAATAAGATTCAGGTTTGATATTGATGATTTCATCTTTATCGTTACGTTTAATAGATTCTTCAAAGTAATTAGCTACAATACGAACTACCTTACGTGTCTCTCTATGAACTGTAATGATGTATGGCTCTTTAAAACCATCACCATCTAAGTCTTCCCAACGATGTTGTTCTAAGAATTCATATGGAGTAGCAGGATCATATGTAGGTTGATCAACTCCTTGAGCTCTATTTTGGGTATTAGTTAAGTCGTCTTGTGGTATTACTTGAGCAGTAGACAGGTCCACGTCAAGCCATATACCTCTACGTTGTCTAGCTAATACATCATTCTTTGATAAATACAACACATGAGTTTGTCTTGTACAATCTCTAAGGTTCTTTGTCCAATATGAAACAACAAAGTCTTTAGCTAAAATGTTCTCTGATACAGGATGATCACAATTAAAGTCCCAATGAGTTTTCTTAAATGCACATCCAACAATAGGCACTGTAATAAGTACCTTATCCATTTCTGATTCCCAGTTCTCATCTTCTTCTAGAACTTGGTAAGACATGTGGTTTTCTACACGACGTCTTTTCATAACAAGATCTTGGTCTTGTTCTTGAATACCGTCAATACCCATCTTAACAATCTTGCTAGATGGAATTAATGCTGGGTATGCTCTACTATGGAATTGTAAAGCTGCCATTGTTACTAATGGGAACTTAACATTAGAAGCACCAGACCAAGGGAATGATTTAGTTTCTGATACTTGAAGGGCAAGCTTCATAGCATCTTCTACACGTTTCTCCCATTGACTTCTTGAGTTCTTATCAATGTCAAACTCTTGAGCTACCTTAGAACCAATTGTAGTAAGAGATGCTTCATCTAACATATCAGCAATGTTAGGTGATGCTACTAAGTCTTCTATTTTAATAGATACGTCGAGTTCCATTTAATATCCTGTTATTTGTGAACGTCCATCATGTTTAGATTGGCTACGTGCCATTTGATAATCTTCTTCATAATCCTCTTCAGGAGAATTAGCTGATTGTACTTGGTCTACTACAAGACCTAACCAACTTAATGCATCTACTTGGTCATCATGTCTAGCTTTAGGGAAACGAACCATTTCCTCTTCTAGGTCTGAATACCAAGCAGCAGATTTATCAAACTTAACACCACCTGCTTTAAATCTTGCTTGAAAGCTTCTTGCTCTTGATTGCTTATCTTTTGTAGGAGTCATTGGGTAAAGACTCATATACATATCACGAGCTATTTGTTCTCGTCTTAGGATAGCACCAATTGCTTTCTCAATTGCACCCTTCTCTGTTACAAAGTAATAAGGGCTATATCTTTTCTGTACTGCAAACATCTCATCGACAATCTCAAGAGCATCCCATCTGCCCCTGCGAATGTCTACGATATTCATAATACCATCTGAATCAATTCCGCCAATAGCAATGACAGTATAATCGCTCCTGTCTCTTGTAGATATAGCGAAATCCACTGCAGCGTAATAAGTAAGTTTCTTTTCTTTAGTAGCGATTGCATCTAATGTAAACTTTGGTATCTCTATAAAATCAGTACGTTTAAAATATGATGTAGATTCATCAATAGGATAATTCAACATCTCCTGTGCATATACATCAGGCATACCTTGTTTGGTATAGTCATCTTTAAGCTTCTTAAAATCAGAAGCAGTATATCTATCTGCCCAAAGTATCTGACTGTAATCTTCTGAGTGAGCTCTATATCGTATAGATCTCCACTCTACATTCTTACGTGTTGAATAGGTTCTTAATGGTTCATGTTTAATATAATCTCCATCATACTCAGGAGGCATTAAACGATTTAATAATGAATCTAAATGTAGAATAGTTCCTACTACTCTAACTACACCATGCTTTGCCATAGAACGTAATAACGCAGCATAAAACCATCTTCTTAGTTTCTCACGTCTATCTTTAGAAGCAACTTGTTCGTCACCCTCTAAGTCATCACAGATAATTAAATCTGGTCGACGTTGATCCCATTTCAAACCCCGAACTCTTTGTTCGGCACCACGAACTAAAACTCTAAACTGTTCACCATCTTGAAACTCTACAATGATATCTGTTTGTGAATCTTTAACTAAAGACTTAACTTGAAAAAGATTGATAAGATCATCATTGTTAATAAGCTCATCTTTAATATCACTGAGAAAGTTAATAGCTTGGTTCTCAGTATCTGAAACAATTAAAGCAAACTTTCTATCTCTAAATAAAAGAGCAGCGAGCAAGTAAGCATGAGTGATTGCAGTCGATTTACCGTGGCCACGGGGGGCTGCAATTGCTACCTGTTGATTATCGCTGCAACAGAGATCCCACCACTCCAAGTGGCATTGCGGAGTAGGGGTTGAACCGTCATATCGTTTTGCTAAACATGCCCCGGCAAAACCGTGGATCATGTCTGGTGTTAACTTCATTTCTTCTTGTTTTGCTTCTCACCGGGCTTATGACCATTATCTGATCTATTAGCACTACGGCTACGAACTTTAGTATTGCTAAGAGCTTTAGAACCACCAGAACGTAAAGGTGTTTTATGATCTACATCTTTACCTGGTTGTCCTTTAGCACGGGCTGCTTTGTTACGAGCTGCACGATCTTTCTTAGCTGCTGGTGAAGAATGATGTTCTTTATACTCAGCTTTATAATCTCTTTTGTAGTTAGGAGAACTAGGCATTATTTACAACCCCATCTTGATCGGGCTGCTTTACCACGCTCACCTGTCCAGCTTTTACTACGAGCACAAAATGATTTGTGTCTAGGATTAGATGAATCTTTAGTAGGAGCTTTTAAATTAGAACCAGTAGCTTTATTGTACTTAGCTCTACCTTTAGCAGTGAGACCACCACCTGCTTTAACAGATTGTTTCTCACCACGTCCTACTGATAGATTAGGTCCCTTTTTACGTTCAGCCATTTTATTAGCACTTAGCCTTAGATTTCATTTTAGCTTTAGACTTTTTAGTTGCAGGACCCATGTCGTCTTCAGAACGACCTACAGTTTTCATGTAGTTATCTTTTTTAGTCTTATCTGAAACTTTAGCTTTACCTGACATTGTTTTAGGTTTGTTAGCTGTTGATGTTGCCATTCTCTATCTCCTGTGTTGTTGGTAATTGTTCTACTTCCTTAGCACTTGCAAACTTTTCAAACTGTTCTGCAAGAAACTTAAGCCTGTCATCTACGCCTATCTTGTTAGTAATGCTAGTAGGCTCACCGCGTATAAGTTGTCGTCTGTTGACGAGGTTATTAAATAAATTAGAAAGGACTTTAGTGTCTATAGGCTTTCGAACAAGCTTAGACTTTCTAACATCCCAAAGGTAATCTCCGTTTGTAAGTCTCTCTTCAATCTCTCCAAGACTCTTATCTAGAACTGTGCTGATTCTTGAACCTAGCTTTTCGTTCTGTTCTACAAACACCTTCTTTTGAATTTCACTCCACCAGGGCTCTTCTTTCCACTGACGAATGTATTTGACTGGTACTTTTGTTAATCTAGAAACTTCATCTACATCACCATAGACACAGTACATGGTACAGGCATCTATTTTAGTTTGCTGGGGGAACCAGCTAGGATTGTGATGATCTGCTTTCAGTGGTCTCCCACGTCGAGGAGTAGTAGATATTTCTTGACCATCTAGAAAATACCCACTTGACACTTCTTCAGTTTTCTGTTCTAAATCTTCACTCATGCTATAATTATAACATAAGCCTAAAGAAATGTCAAGCAGTATTTGAGGGGAACTACTTATTCATAACGTACATTGTTACTTCAAAGCCAAAACGCATTTCAGTAGCTGCTGGTTTAGTCCACATGTTAATCTCCTTTAAAAGTTAATGTAAAGTTTTCACTCTACCCTAATATTATACTCCAATGAATGAAAACAGTCTTGCGTCTTTTCATGAAAGAAATCTAAGACATGTAATATATTTCTCTTGACAAGATTCCAATAGTATGTTAAAATCTATTAATTAATAATTATATAATAATAATTATATTAATATATTATTATTTATATAT